CTTTTTCGATGATGTCAAGCATCTCATCTGTAATTTCAATCATTTTTTCTTAGATTTCTTTCTAAGTATATCAGCATCGGCTTTTCTTGCCCCTCCTTTTCCACTAATAAAACTATTTACTCTGCCCATTGCCCATGCTGCCATTGGTACATTACGAGATCCAGAAGATAAATATGCCCCCTGTCCTCTGCGATACACTTGAGCAAGCTGTCCGTAGGTAAAACGGCTCTTATCTGCTTTTTTTCTTAGTGTTTCTTTTGTTTTTTCGCTTAGTGGCTTTCTTTTTGGTTTCATCTTGAGCAGATCGTGACTTGTTGATGGCTTTTATATCAATATATTCGCCTCTTTTGTATTTTTCGGCTGTTTCTTTTATTTCTTTTGCCTTTGCAGCCCTATTTTTCGCACCAGCAAGGTATTTACTAGGTACGTTTGTCTTTTTGTCTCGTTTTACTCGTCTAAATTTTCTCACTTCTTCTTGGTCTTTTTCTTTTTCTTCTTTTTCTTCTTCATGGAGGAATGATACATAGGGAAAAAAGAAACTCTTAGTATATTCTAAACGAAGTTTGGCCTAATGTCTCTGGTTTTGCAAGGTTAAATTGTTGAAGACAGAGGTAGCCGAAAGCGTCAAATGCGTGGTCAACCCCTAGATTTTTATTTGGCATACCTGTGTTTGGAGCGTAAGTCAGGGTGCGGAGAGATTTTATTAGTTCTTTGCAGCGTGGGTGAATCACTGTCCTGCGTTCTCCCATTGCGTCATATAGTGCGGTGTTGATTGCGGTTACTTTGTCACGGACTTTCCAGGGAGATCTGGGAGATGACACAGTAAATCCGCTTCTGCGTAGGATAGTGTGGTCCGTTGAGCCTACTCCTGATGTTTTTCTGGCAGATCCCGTTGGGTCGGGGCAAGCAATTATGCGTCTTTCTACTCCGTAACGATTTGTAACTTCTTCGGCAAAATCCCAGGTTGTTGCACCACCCGTCAAAATTATTTCGTCAAAGACGTAGAGAATGTCTCGGTAGCGGACTGCACATATGCCGCAAAGTGGGTCTACGTTAAAATCGACTCCTAATAAGAGTGGGGCGATCGATATGTCCTCTGCTTCGGTAGAAATGTTGGAATCTGAAAAGGAGACTGCAACGAGACCAGTGAGATTCTCGAAACTTGCTTCAAACTCCTGCTTGAATGTTCTGTTATCTAATTGAGACTTGGCTGCTTCAACTTCTTCTTTTGGAACATTGCCCCCTTCCACTGTTGTAAAACTCCAGCGTTTCCAATCTCCTGATGTATCTTCTGGAACGTAACACCATAAATCGTAGAACCATGAGGCTGTGCCATCTGGTGTGGAGATAAATAGTGCCCAACCTTGTTTATCTGCGAGGGCTGGTCTGATTACCTGGAACCAGACATCGGAATCCATGAAGGCTGCTTCGGCCACGCAGGGTTGTTGCGTTTTCTGTGCCTTTGAGTTCGATTAGCGATCCATTGATTAGTTCGATTTTTAGGTCGGTTTCGTTTTTGGATTGAATCCATTGGGGTGGGATGAGTTTCTTTATTTCTTTCCAGGCTATGTCTTTTGCCATGCGGTAGGTTGGGGCACAGTAGAAGTAGGTTTCGCCAGGGCGGTCTATTGCTGCTTTCAGTAGTTCTATGCAGGATAAATAGGATTTTCCAA